TAAAATATGGTTTGTGCCTAGTGCTGTAAGTCCAATACATAACATTTACTTTGGATTACAAGGATTAAATAAAACTATGTTAAATGTTTCTTATGTAGATCTACTGCCGTTCTTGACCCAACAAATTAAGTTATGAAAACAGAAACACAAGAATTTCTAGAAGTAATTGCTCAACGTCAACCACCTGGGGATCGTTGGACCCTAGTAAATGATAAGATCGTTTACAATTCTATTACAGAAGCACTAGAAGCATGGTTTCAAAAAACAGGTGAAAAGGCTGAGTTTAGGCTTGCTCCTCTACAAGGAAAATTGTATGTTATCCGTACAGAAGAGGTAGAAATCAAACCAGAACCACCAAAACGTTTTAACATTTACGGAGAATATGAGGTCTAAAGAACATACTTTATGGGTTGAAAAATATCGCAGTGATATTTTAGATAATTATGTTGGTAACGAAAACATTAAATCAACGGTTTCTAAATATTTATCACAGAACGATATTCAAAACCTAATATTCTATGGACCTGCTGGTACCGGTAAAACTACTCTTGCTAAGCTCATTGTCAATAACATTGATTGTGAATATCTTTACATCAATGCCTCAGACGAAAGAGGAATTGAAACAATTAGGGATAAAGTCTCAGGCTTTGCTGCAGCAGCTTCATTCGTTCCTCTTAAAGTAGTTATTTTAGACGAAGCTGATTTTCTTACTATCCAGGCACAGGCTTCTCTTCGTAATGTTATTGAAACCTATTCTCGTAGTACACGTTTTATTTTAACTTGTAACTATGTAGAACGTATTATTGATCCTTTACAATCTCGTTGTCAAGTTTTAAAAATTGTACCTCCTTCTAAATCAGATGTAGCAATGCATATTGCTACTATTTGTGAAAAAGAGGATGTGTTTTATGAACTCGAAGATATCAAAACAGTTGTAAATCAATTTTACCCTGATTTACGTAAGATGCTCAACACATTACAGATGAGTGTTAGGGATAATAAGATTACAATCGATAAATCAGTATTAGTGTCATCTAACTACATGACACAAGTTTTAAAAGAACTCACTCAAAAGAATCCCAATTTCAACAACATTAGACAAATTATTGCAGATGCAAATGTACAAGATTTTGAAGAACTATATCGTTACCTTTATGATAACGCTTCTGTCTATGCTCCTGGGTCCGAAGGAATGGTGGCTATCTACGCTAACGAATATTCGTACCAGGCTAACTTCCGTATTGACAAAGAGATAAACGCAATGGCTTTAGTTGCTCGTTTAATTGAACTAGCAAAACCTAAAGTATTGTGAAACAATTCTTAAAGTTTTTAGTAATTTGGATTAGCCAAAACTTATCTATACCTTTTTGGATGGTAGGTCACGTCCATTTAATGACAACAATTTACCAAGACATACATGAAATTATAGCTAGTTTAGGTATGAACATCATAGTATTAATAGGATTTATTTTAGATTATAAACAACAAAAACAACAATGAAAGACCAACTAAACACCCCAGGTATTGACCTGACTAAAACAACAGCTATTGAACCAAAAAATGGTAAAGTGTGGCAGCAAGGAGTTATTTTAAGAAAAGTATCTCGTTTTATTACCGGTACAGCTGAAGATGGGATTGTTCCAATTCCCGTATTTTTTGATCCTTCTACAGGAGAAATTTGTCAAGATACTTTACCTAAAGAACTTAGAGAAGATTATAAATAATGACGCTTTGGGATTGGCTTAATCAAATTACATTTGAAAAAAAAGATTGGAAATCTTTCACGGAAGATCAACAATCTTCGTTCAATCCTTACATGGTTCATCGGTTTGTGAGTATGTATATCGGATATATTGATATCGCAAATATTGCTCAAAAATTACCACTAACCGAAACAGAAAAAATTTATACTATCTATCGAACCATGTTACCTAAAAAGAAAATTTTCCTTAAGTATATTAAAAGTAAACAACAAAATAACTACAAAGAATTAGCAGAATATGTAGCTGAATATTTTGAATGTAGTTTAGGAGAAGCTGAACATTATATTGATATTTTAAGAGAAGAAGGTGTAAGAGGTATTCTTTGGAATATGGGAGTTGATGAAAAACAATCTGATAAGTTAATTAAAGAAGCAAAGTTATAAATTTTAAATAATTAGTTATGAACTGGAAAACTACAAATACAGGGGATATCCTTGTAAAAGAAGAAGAAATGCCTAAATATAATGAACACACAGGTGAACAAAAGGCAATTCGTGATTTTGAAAAAACCTATCCTACCCTAGCTCAGGCCTGGAAAGAAACTCAAAATGAGCAATATGTTTTGTTCGCTCGTAAAATGATGGATTATGGACTTTCAAATATTGCTTTGGGTTCTAATCTTGATAATCAAGAAGATGTTGATATGTCTCTTACGGGTATTTGGCTCCGGATTAATGATAAAATCAATCGTTTAAAAAATCTATTGAAACGTAAAGGTAGAAATTACGTTGAAAACGAGCCAATGATTGATAGTTTTCTTGATATTGCTAACTATGGTATGATTGCTATGTTGGTAATGAGGGGCAAATGGAAAAAATAAAATTTAGTTTTATTATACCTTGCTGGGAGCAGACACACTTATTAAAGTGTCTGCTTCAAAGCATTGTATGTCAAACATATTCTAACTGGGAAGTAATCTTAGTTCATGACGGGGTAAACCCTACCCATGAAAAACAACTCTCAGAATACCTAAAAGATTCAAAATTTAAATATTATTCTACTATTAAAAGGTATGGTTACTGGGGGCATTATGGTAGAGAATTTGGGACTAATTTAGCAACCGGAGATTGGATTATTCATAGTAATGATGATAATTATTTTACTCCAAATTTATTAGAAGAAATAACTTCAGTTTTGAATCCTGAAGTTAATTTTGTATATTGGGAGATGATTTTAGGAAAATATAATAACTCACATTCTCATAACCAAAAAGATTGGGGGCATTTTATTCCTAGAATTCAACATAGTTATATTGACTGGGGTCAGTTTGCTACAAAAAGTGAAGTTATAAAAAAATATCAAATTAATAAACATGAAGCCGCTGCTGATGGTACATTAGTAGAGACTATGAAACATGAATTAAATCCTGTTTTTATAGATAAATGTTTATTTGTACACAATTAAGTTTTGGCTAAGAAAAAACAACCTAGACTAATTAAGGAAATCCTTAAAGCCTCAGAGCGTGAAGTAAATTACGCTTACGAGAAGGCAATCTCTTATTCCCAATTATCTATGTTTAGAAGTTGCCCCCATAAATGGGCCCTTCAGTATAGAGATGGTCATTATACTAGTGAATCCTCAATTCATATGACCTTTGGAACTGCTATTCACGAAACCTTACAAAACTATTTAGATGTAATGTATGAAAAAAGTGGTGCTGAAGCAGATAGAATTAATCTAGAAGAATATTTTGAGGAACGTTTTAGAGAAACATATTTAAAAGATTATAAATCAAATAAAAATGTTCATTTTTCTGATCCTAGTGAAATGAATGAATTTTTTGCTGATGGATTAGAGATATTAAAGTATTTTAAAAAGAAACGTAACGCGTATTTCTCTAAACGTGGGTGGCATTTGGTAAAGTGTGAATTGCCGTTGCTTATATCGCCTAATAACGCGTATAAAAACGTATTATATCGCGGATACCTGGACATTGTGTTATACCACGAACCAACCAACACAATTAAAATTATAGACATTAAAACTTCTACTCGCGGTTGGCAAGATAAAGAAAAGAAAAATGAAGATAAACAATTCCAATTAATCTTATATAAAAAGTTTTTTGCCCAACAATATAATTTCCCAGTAGATAACATTGAGATCGAATTCTTTATTGTTAAGCGTAAATTATTTGAAAGTGAAGAATTTGTAATCCCCCGTATCCAGATATTTAAACCTGCTTCTGGTAAGATTAAAATGAGTCGAGCAGAAAAGGCAATGAATGAGTTTATTGAGGAAGTATTTACTAATGAAGGTAAATTTAAAGAGGAAATGTTTATTCCTAATCCCTCAAAATTTAATTGTGGATTCTGTCCATTTAAAAATGATAAGAAATTATGCCATGTAGGTGTATCTTCTTAGAATATTGATATATGTATATTAAATAATTAATAAATAAAGATTATGAATAAAAAAGATATGACCCTAACCTCTGTGAAAGTACAGAGTGAGTTATTTGAAGAGTTTAAAATTTCGTGTGTAAAGTACAAATTTTCTTTACAAAAACTTGCCGACCGCACTATTCATTTGTATCTTACTGATGAAGATTTTCGTAAGAAAGTACACACTCACACAGATTTAGACCTTAACAAATAATAAATTTAAATGAATTCAAGTTTTGCTTACCTTCCTCCCGAGGAGAGGAAGAAAATTATGCTAATCACAGATGATATTAGAGTTCACTCTGGAGTAGCAACAGTTGGTAGAGAAATAGTTATTCATACGGCTCAACATTTTAATTGGGTAAACGTAGGAGGAGCTGTAAAACACCCTGATGTAGGTAAAC